ATCTGGGGCTCCAAGATCGGCCTGTTCTTTGACTTTGTGCCAAGCGAGTCGCTGGATGATGACGCGGTCGAGGCCACACTTGACACCAACGATTTGAACGTGATCACTGACATCATCAGCTCGCGTGACTTCCAAGTGTTCACCACTGGCGGTGAGTTCTATGTGCCGCAGCAGGGCACTGATCCAGTCACGCCGCTGACCTTTACATTCAAGAACGTGAGTCGCAATGGCATCAAGCCCGGCACTCGCGTGCAATCGGTTGAGTCTGGATCGATCTACATTCAGCGCCAAGGCAAGTCACTCAATGAGTTTGTGTTTAACGATACGCAGTTGACCTACATCACCCAGCGCATTTCGCTGCTGTCTGGCCACCTGCTCAAGGGGCCGCAGCGGGTTGCATTGCGTAAGGCATCAAGCACAGAGGAAGCCGACTTGCTGTTGATGACCAACACTGATGACGGCACCATGGGCGTGTTCAGCATCATGCGCAGCCAACAGGTTACCAGCCCGTCTGAGTTCATCACAGATGGCTCTTACATCGATGTGGGCGTGGATGTGAATGCCATCTATGTGGTGACCAAGCGCACGTTTAACAGCGTTGACAGGTACTTTATTGAGCTCTTTGGCTATGAGTATTTCACCGATTGTGCGTTTGTTGGTGGATCTGCAAGTGGTGTTGGATCTGGCCTGCCGCACATTGGTAAGTCGCTCAACGTGATCTGCGATGGTTCACCACAAGGTAATGAGACTGTAAGTGCTGGTGGCGCTGTGACCTTTGACCGCGAGTCAGTGACCAGTTATGAGGTTGGCCTGCCAATCACGGTCTACGTCAAGACCATGCCTGCCGAGGTCAAGCTGCAAACCGGCAGCCGGGTGTCGTTCAAGAAGCGCATTGTGGAAATCAGCGCAGTGGTCAACGAGACTCAAAACATGATCATCAACCAGCAACCGGTGGCGTTTCGGTTGTTTGACAACCCGCTGCTGGACGACCCTATACCAGAGTTCACCGGCATCAAGCGCATCAATGGCGTGCTTGGTTACAGCCGCGAGCAGTCCATTGAGGTATCCCAAGACTTGCCGGTCAAGATGAACCTGCTGGGCTTGGACTACCGAGTCGCTGTTTTCTCAGGAACATAACATGGCAGTAGACACATCAAGATCAATGACTGGCGGCGCTGTTACTTACTTAATGAGTAAAGACTTTTCTGTTAGTAGTGGGCAGATGGTTGGAGCAGGCGCTCTTATTAGCGCTTATGGCGAATCCGAGGCGCAAAAAGCCGCAGCGATAAACCAGCAAACAAGCTACCTGCTGCAGGCGCGTGACACGCTGGCCGTGTCTCAAGTGCGTGCTGAATTTTCCGAGCAGTACGCCACCATCCAAGCTGGCCGCACAGTCAAGAAGGCTGAGCTTGAAGCGCAGAACTATCAAATCGCTGGCAACACTTTGCTCAAGAATATGCGAGCCACCAACGCATCAATGCGTGCAAGGGCTGCTGCAAGTGGCGTGGCGCTTGGCAGTGGATCAATTCAAAATGTGATTGGCCAAAACGTGGAAGCTGTCATGCGCGATGTCAACATCGCAGACTTGAATGCGCTGACTGCTAGGGTGCTGGGGTTTGAGGATGCCAGCGCCATGCTGCAGTCTACTGACATACAAAACACTCTCAGCCTGTACAGCGCAAGAAGCCAAGCTGGTCAGTTCCAGTATGCCGGTTCTACTGCGCGTAAAGCTGGCGGCATGCTTGCTGGCGCAACATTGGCCAGAGGTGGTGTTGAGGCTTACAAAATAATTTCAAGCGAAGGCAAATAAAACATGGCCACACAACGATTGGAATCAGGACAGATGCAGCTGCGTGGTGCCGGTGGCGTGCCTATGGTGCAGCCTCAACCACAGCAGGTTGACTTCATTGGGCCGCGTGTAGCTGCGCAGGCTTCCAACCAGCTGGCTCAAATTATTGATCGCATGACTGCAAGTACGCTGGAAGTTGGAAAGCAAATGCGTACCGAAGAGGGCTTGCAATATGCGCGTGAAAATGAATTAAGCGATGCGCAGCTGCTTCTGGCTAAAGGAGATGCACCAGATTTAAAAATACCAACAACAAGATCCTTTGGTTATTTTGCGCAAGCTGTGGCCAAAGCCAGAAGCATTGAAATTGCAAGTCATTTTGAAAAAGAAGGCCGCAATGAGTTGGCAAAGT